TTGCGGCGGCCTTCTTGCCCTTGGCCTTCGGCTCGGGCTTTGCCACAGGCTCGGGCTCCGGCTTTGCGGCGGCCTTCTTGCCCTTGGCCTTCGGCTCGGGCTTTGCCACAGGCTCGGGCTCCGCGACGGGCTCCGGCTTTGCCACAGGAGCGGGCTCCGCGACGGGCTCCGGCTTTGCGACGGCCTTCTTGCCCTTGGCCTTCGGCTCGGGCTTTGCCACAGGAGCGGGCTCCGCGACGGGCTCAGGCTTTGCGACGGCCTTCTTGCCCTTGGCCTTCGGCTCGGGCTTTGCCACAGGCTCGGGCTCCGCGACGGGCTCCGGCTTTGCAGCGGCCTTCTTGCCCTTGGCCTTCGGCTCCGGCTTTGCCGCAGGAGCGGGCTCCGCGACGGGCTCCGGCTTTGCAGCGGCCTTCTTGCCCTTGGCCTTCGGCTCCGGCTTTGCTGCAGCCTCGGCCTTGGCGGCCAGCGTGGCGGCGCGCTTGGCAGCCATCGCGGCCTTCGCCTCCTCCGTCATCGGGGCGCGGGGCTTGCGGGCCTTCTTACCGTCAGCAGGGACCTCCTCTGCGACAGGCTCGGGCTTTGCTGCCTTCTTGCCCTTGACGGGCTTGGCAGCAGGCGCGGGCTCCGCGGCGGCAGCCTTGGCGGCCATCGTGGCGGCGCGCTTGGCAGCCATCGCGGCCTTGGCCTCGTCGGACATCGGCTCGCGCGGCTTGCGCGCCTTGGCCGTCTCCTCGACGATGACAGGGGCGGCGACAGGAACAGGCTTCTCGGCCTTGTTGGCGCGGGGCTTCTTGACGTTGATGGCGTTGGAAGACATTTTAGCTTGTTGATGCTGGGGGAAGATGCTTTGTTTTTAGCAACTTCTTGACTCTAGTTTGAAGGTTCAATCTGTGTTCAATTTTTTGTGAATTCTGATTAAATCAGACAAAATCAGAAAAAATTGAAATCACATCGGCCTGAAATTGGTATAGTATGGCCTTACTATAGCCCTTGTCTTGCTGACGAGTAAGACAAGGCTGAAGAAGAGCAGAGATGGCTTGGCCCCCATCGATGATGCCCTTTTTCAGTTGGTATAAAATTGACGGCCTCCTAGAGCCAAACCACCGCCGACAAAATAAAATGGCACAGCATCTTGTTTACCCGCCGCCACTTACGCGTGAGGAAATGCGCGGGCTGAAGGCCGCCAAGGAGGAAAAAGAGCGTCAAGAAAAAGAAGAGCAGCGTAAGTATGGCGTATATCGTTCTGTCATGGGGATTTATAGTGCGGCGCACAAGATTGCAGAATCCGGTAAAGATACTCGGTATATATGGCCGGTACCACTCGCGTATAAAGACAATGTTGTCCCCGCGACCTACGTAGATATGATTATCGAACTGCACAAGTTATTTCCTGAATGTTCAGTTGAACTAACAGTTAAGGATACAGAAGGGTCTATGCGTGTTGTAACAAATATGGACCTTTCTTTGGTTTTCCCCCAATTTATCGTAATTGATTGGTCGTAGATTGACTTCCATGTAAAGAAGGTTATAAAGATGTTTATATTTTTCAGTTGGTATAAAATTGACGGCCTCCTAGAGCCAAACCACCGCCGACAAAATAAAATGGCACAGCATCTTTTCTTCGACGAAGACGGCAATACGATGTGGGCTTTCTCAACCAAAGTCAAGCAAGAATTTGTGTTCCGTCATCCGCGTGTCCTCCTAGACTATCTACGCTTTATCGACTCTTACAATGAAACAGCGACAACAAGTGAGTTCTACACGGTACCCCGCATCAGCCCCAGAGTAGCACGGCATCTTCTATCGCATTCCTCTATCACTAATCCCGCCCCCGAATTTGCCGATACGGTCTGGGAACTCAAGCAGCGCCTCAAGCGCTACGTCTTTTGAAAAGCGATAAAATTATCACCTTCACCAGCATCCCATTCGCCACGATATAAACAAACACAAACAGCGTCGCTAAATCCCAACTTCAGTGGCAACTCTTCAAAAAAATCAAGATATTTTTCATTGACATCTTCGATAATATAGAGCCCGCCTCCAGGTCGTACGAATTGCCACAGATGAGTAAACGAAAAGACCTGATGTTCTTTTTTATGCGAACCGTCGTCCATTATAATATCAATATATGAATCGGCGGTCTCATTATAAATCTGACGATATAAATTGTAAAGCGACTCTTGATTACTTTGGTCGGCTAAAAAGGTTTTGATGCGGTTCTCTTCAAACAGTACGCTAGGAACTATATCGCAGCCAAAGATCTGCGCCGCCGGCATATAATCCCGCCACATTCGCAGAGATGCACCAGGTTTGTAGTTATAGACAATTCTACCCATGAGTTCAATCGTGCCGATACCAATTTCCAAGAATATCAGTGGCTTCAGCCTACTATCTTTAAGGAGGTTATGATATACCGGAGTATATGTATGTGTCGGCCACGACGAGTCAATATCATAACATTTATCAACATTATATTTTTTTGCAAGAAGACATAGTTCGCTAGTCATTAGTAAATATACAAAACTCGGTTTTAAGACCTGTAAATACAATCTAAAGAACAACTAACTGAATACTTGTAAAATGGCCCTTGTCGTACCGAATCTCTTTCTGGCCGCGCAAAATAACGACAAGGACCTGATGATTGAGGCACTGAAGACAACCGATATTAATATGGCCGGACCCGGCGGCTACACGGCCCTGATGGTGGTCGCAAACTACGGCTTCGTTGACATGGTCGACTATTTGTTGAGCCAGGGCCCAAACGTAAACGCTCAGAGCGAAGGCGGACAAACCGCTCTGGCCTTGTCAATTAGCCCGAAGGAGGAGGAATCGGCACTTGTTGTAGAAAAACTTCTAGCAGCAGGCGCGGATGTTAATTTGGCAAGTGGCGGCGGCAATACTCCGCTAATGGAGGCCGCCTATCAGGGAAACAAGGCGGTTCTTCAACTTGTACTGAAAGCAGGCGCCGATGTAAATGCCGTAAATAAGTTCAATGAGACGGCGCTGTTTTCGGCTCTGGTCGGCGGCGACGAACCTGAAATCGTCTCTCTTCTTTTAAAGGCTGGTATCAATAAGGAAGTCGTAAACGTAGACGGCGAACTTGCCACAGACATTGCGCACCGGCTCTCCAGGCCCCGTTCCTTTACGGTTCTTTGCTCATAAGGGTCTAACTTTCGCTGTGGCCCGTGGCCCCACGAAACCCGATACCATATTCATGAAACCCCGTTTTAGATTAGGTCTAACAGCCGATAAATGTGTTTGTAGGTTCTCTTTTGTAAAGAGACGTCTAAACTGCGGTCTTAATAAACCATACTCAAAAAAGGCGCGCTCTGCCGTTATGCGTTTAAACGGAGAAGGGTCCATCATCGCCTTAACAAGACGTATATAAGGAAATAGTATATAAAATTTTAAATCCATAAACCAATCGAGAGATGCTACCGGCGGTATAAATTCCACGTTATTATCAGTTAAAAAAAGTATGTTTTCCGAACTAATAGAAAGACCAATTAAATTCTTTAAAATACTAAATAGCAGACGCCCTAGAGAGTAAACGTCTACTTTTTGTAAAAGATATTCGCGCAGTAAATTCGCATCGGTACCGACGGCGTCTTTTATCTTATTAAAGTCTGGTATGCGGTCACCGGTCAGATTATTGATATGCCTCATTTCAGATGGCCAAATATAATAGTTATTAGTATACACTTTTTTTGGTACAAAGGGAATAGCCGTATTAACAGCAAAACCAAAATCAATGTAGCGAAAATGAAATGAGCCACTTCTAGGTTTTACCACCAAATTCTCACGTTTGATATCTAAATGACAGATGTGATTTGAATGTAGAAGCCGTAGACCCTGTAATATTTGGCTCAACTCTACAAAAAAATCCGCATAGTCCTGCGGCGGTAACTTCTCAATCGTAGACAAGTCTGGGCCTCCATTTTGATAGAAGATAAGCCGCGCGTCCGCATTGTCGATAGAAACAATATTACACTTTTTCAAATTCTTAAAGGTAGTATTACGGTTCATAAGTGGGTCTAGGTTCCGACTTGGTTTACAGAGTTTTAGCGGATATAAAAAAAAGATTTGCGTAGGGTCAATAGGCTCCAACAATGTCCTTATAGCATATTCTCCGGCCGCTTCTTTTGATTCCAATAATTTAGAAAATTCACCGGGCTTAGTATCACCGGCACATCGCAGGCTCGGTGCGAATCCGCAACCGTACGCACCTCTACCGACGAATTTACCGGCTTTTTGCTTGCGCTTGCGCGTCTGCTGGCCCATCTAGTAATCTGATTCAAAATATTTGAATGTGATTAAATACCAATCTTGCAGCGGTCCTCAAGTTGAGCCTGTTGTGTCAACATACCCAAACCCGACTTGCGTGCCTTGACTGTAATACGTACAATTTTCTTGCCCGTCTTCTCATATTCACCGGTAATCTGTTCAGCGCGTTTGCGGGCCTCCCGTAAGTTACGCTCCTCCAACTTCAGGGCCTCCTTATAGCGCTTGGTAACACGTACTTGACAGGCTTTGGTATCCTTGGCCTTGCCCACGAATTGTGTTTTACATTCGCCGAGTTTTGCCTCCAGAGCCGGCTGGATAAGCCCAATTTGGTGCTCCAAATACAGTATTGTCTCATCCCGTAAGACACGTTGCTCCTCTAACAAATCGGCCGCATCTTTCCGTAACTCTAGAATATCCGAGTTATCTCCTTCTAAAACCGAGTCGATGGTGGAAATCGGTATTTCTACGGAAGCGTAGATAGGCTGGGCAAATTGGGAGGGGTCGGCCTCACGATTCAAGTAACTGATTTGACCAGCCACATCGTTCATGTAGGTCTTGAGGCCGTCAGTGGTAAAATTACCATCGGCATCCATGTACTTTTCAACAAAGGCTCCGAACTCCTCTGGCAACGCCTTATCCTTCTCTCTACACAAGTTTAGGAGCGACATCAATTCCATCGGGCTCTCATTATACGGTGTAGCCGACATCAGGACGACACGAGCTGAATCTTGACCGCTAATCTTATACGAATTCTGGAGAGCCGCATAAAAGGCTCCAACATCGGGTTTCTCGGCACCCTTGAAGTCTGATGAGTACAACTTATGGGCCTCATCGATAATAATAAGGGTCTTCTTCAGTGGGTCGGCCTTGCCATTGCGCTTCTGTAAGACTTTAAAAATCGGATTCTTGCCTTGAACGATATTGCTGAACTGACGATAGGAAATCGGTGGAATCCACTGCTGATACAAAGAGCGCTGTCTCTTTTCCACATCTTCAGGTAAAAGGCGCCCTTCGCGAACCTCCTCCGCAATCGTTGAATGACAGACCTGGTCAAAGACGTTCTTCCAGATATCGGCCTTCAAGGTATGGCGTGTAACCCACATGATGGTATACCCAGCAGGCTCGAACTGTCTGCTGGCCAAAGCAATCGCGGTACAGGTTTTTCCTGTACCTACGCTGTGCCACAGCAACATGCCCTTGATTGGCGACTCAACCGTAAAATAGGAACTGATAAAATCCTGTGTGGGTGTATAGTCGATTAGTTTGAGAGCCGGTCCCTTTTTCTTTTTCTCCACAAAAACCGGCTCTTCCACGACTGGAGCAGCAGCCTTCTTGGTTCCTTTTTTAGGTACAACAGGCGCACCCTTCCTGGTACCTTTCTTAGGCGCGGCAGCCTTCTTTTTATCCATCTTTCTTGTCTTGGCCGCTTTCTTTGCTTTTGCTGCCAAAGCAGCCGCAGCCTGGGCACGCGTCTGTACGGCACCGCCACCTTGGCCGCACTTATTTACAATTTCCTGTTTATCCCACGACATCTTCTTGAAATTTGCCAGGACATAGCGTCTTAATTCAAACCATGTTGTGGGAACGCCTTTCGTCATAGTAGCGAGCGACGCAGGGACCGTGTAGACCAAGGTGCTAGCCTCGGTAATAATAGAAGGTACAACAGTTTGCATGGTCAAGCGGGAGGCCTGGAAAGGTACAATTGTACCGATACATTCCTTGGGTACACGCGGCGCACAGGGGTCATCTTCAAGTGCCAAAACTTTCTCATCTTCTAGGGCCAACAGTTTCTCGTCCTCAAGCGCTAGAGCAGAGCGCCCCTTGTCTCCTAATAAGTTAGCACGCGTCACGTTGCCACTCATCGCCATTGTATTAACAGTCCGAACTAATTCGGTCTTCTTGCCGATGCGCAACTTTGGTAAGAGGCCCGATTTGTGTATTTCCTCCGTCAAAGGCTGGTCCACAGCAGCTAAGATACTGACATCATTGATGGCTTTCGTTACGCGATGGAGACGAGTATCCAGACCCTTGAGTTGTAGTGCGATATCGAATAGAGCCGACGCCTTAAAAGCAGGTCGCAGGAGTTCAGGTATTGTCTGGCTGTATTTGTAGACAAACAGAGGCCATCCGCGATTCGGTATGAATTCGAGTCCTTTCTGTCCACAGAGACGCGTGGCGCGACCTAGAGCCTGGGTCATGTCAGCCGCAGTCATTAGCGGTTCAAAAAGGTGCACATATTTCACGTCAAATAAGTCAATACCCTCCTTGAACCCGCTGTCCAGAATAATAAAGCGGCAATTCTCTCCAAAGATATTATCAGGACGCGCATTATAAACATCCAGGACTTCCTTCTTCAATTTGTGCTTAAAAGGGCTGTCCCAGAGTGCCGTCGACGATAGAACAGCGAAGTTCTTGCTACCACCAGCCGGTACATCAACGACGATACGACTTTTATCGAGACGCAGAATCGGCTTGAATCCCCGCGCAATAAAGCCAGAGGCGATAATTTTTGCACCGTAGCCCAAAAACTTAATATCGCTAAAAATAAAATGCTTGAATGTGTGACCCGATATAGCCAAGTCATTTTTATCTAACGCTTCAATGTTCTGCAACATCGCTTCCAACTTCGGGCTAGCAATTGGAATTAACTTGTCGGTTTCCTCAATGCTAAAGCGACTCTTATTGAAACGTTGCGCTGGTCCTATCTTGCTCCAATTACTAACTTGACGGACGCATTCAAGTTGACGCCGATTTGGTTTATATGCGGGTTCTACCGGGGCTGACGCAACATCCCGAGCAGCAGAGACTCGAACACGTTGAAAGACACGACCAATACTGCTCTTTTCTCCATCATCGGAAGCGACCACTGTTGCTACTTTTTCGGGAGTCGCTTTCTTTTCAGAAACAGGCTTTGGTTCGCAGAAAACCCGCTCTCCCATGCATGTGCTAAACTGGCCCACATTAACAGAAGTTGGTTCAGCGCCACGGTCAGGGTGATGCTTTAGGAGCCAGGCCGCAGCCTCTTTTTTGTTGGTAATGCCCTCCTGGCACATAAGTTCTTTACACGAAGCCATCCGTTACTTTACGCACCGATTTTTCTCTACAAGAAACAGGGATGACAGCAAATAAGCGCACATTTGAGGTCGACCGGTTCTTGACACGGCAACTACTACTACGAAATCCGGATAACACTCCACCGGTAGCAAATCAAGGAATTTTTACAGATGGGCAGGGTGGCACATACTATGCGCCTCTTGCCTCATCTATACAAATCTCAACCACAACCGGATTTAATCAAATTTACCTGTCCGATTCAAATGAGCGAATTATTGCAGATTTATCATTCAATATAATTGCTTTTAAAGAAGGCCCTGGTATCCGCTTTTTAAAACAGGGTCAGAATACAATCGTATTCGAGACTTCGCTTCTGGTCCCATCGACGTTTACTACAATTAGTACACCTAACGGTATTATTACGACGACATCGCCCTCAACAATTCTAAATATAGAGACTAACTATGGCGTAAATGTATCAGTATCAACAAATAAATTAATTTTTGCAGGTAACGCGGCCTTCGGACAAGTACAAATTGTTAATCCGAGTACAATTCAGCAAATTAACGCGACACCATCAATTTCATCAATTCGATTTTTGCCTGGCTTCGGTATTTCCTTAGGACAAACGGGTACCAATGGTATCACAATTGATAATACTTTTTCAACATATGCTCTTAACCAAGTGTCAATTGGTCCAGGGCCAACGGGAACCTACCAATTCTTAAATCGTTTTAATAATTTAGGTCTAACCGGCGGAGGAAATTTACAAATTAATCGCGCAGGCCCCAGTTCAATTCTCTTTCAGACGAATTCGTTCAGCAAAATTTCGACTCCTGCCGGCCCCATCTATGCTTCAACGACAGGTGAGTCGTTGAACATAAAGCAAGGTTATGGTCTCCAGTACACAATTTCCTCTAACAGCCTGCAAATTGATACAGCCCTACCCTCTTCGTTCAGTTATATTAGTACGGCCCGCGGCACAATTAGCACGCCCTTTTCTGTCAATACCCTGACACTAAGCCAAGGCTACGGTATCGATTACGCAATTCAGGACCAGAATTTAACAATTAAATTGGCCTCCACGTTCGGCTCCGCAATTGTCACCGAAACATTTTCTACGGTTGCGACGGCAAATTCTATTTTAAATTTACGCCAAGGAGATGGAATTCTCTACTCAACTACAACAACGGGTGCGCTACTCATTCAGGCTACGGATTTTAACAAAGTTACTGCGGGTAATGTTTCTATTTATAGTTACAATACAGCCTTACCAAATCCAACATTAAATAAGGGCTTTACGCTTGTCGGTGGACCCGGTACGAATATTACTGCGGACTCGGTATTAAACACAATTACAATTACAACATTCTCCTCTGTTCAGGTAACAGGCCCAGCATTTGCCTTTTCTGACATAAAAGTGTTTAGTTCTTGTTTAAATAAATACGATCCTACCACCGGATATACAAGCAATACACTCAGAGCCAATCCAAGTACCTCTGCCGTACTCAATATAATAGGAGTCCAGCCAATGTATACTGTCACTGACTCAACTCTATCAAACAACATAATTTATGTTGGCATGGATACCAGTTCGCTCCTTTCTTCAATCAACAGCGAATTGTTTAGTCTTTCAACGGTTTTGGATTCAACGTCAAAGAATTTAGTTACGCAAGACCTATCAATTAGCACCCTATCCGCCCGAGGAATTTCCTCTCTGACGATTGATGCTTCGTCCTTCTCTGTCCTAGGGTCCGTTTTTATGTCTAGCAATCCCACAATTCCCTCTTATTTGACCGTCAATCAAATTTCATCTATTTTTATCGAAAGCAAGGGTTTCAGAATTTCAACAATTAACGATACTCCTCTGTCCACACCTCTAGCCGTCTTCAATTATGCCACCAGTAGTATCGGATTCAATATTGGCTCTAATCAGCCCCAGGCGAATTTAGAAGTCAACGGTGTTATCTTGGCCCAGATTTACGCCACGTACTCGGACTCCAGCCTGAAGAATTTCAAGAGCCCACTCCGAATTCAGGAGAATGAATTGGAAATTCTCAAACCATGGAATTTTACATGGAAGGCGGATAATTTTGACGATATTGGATTTGCCGCCGAAGATGTCGAAAAGATAGCACCCAGTGCCGTAAGGCGTGCAGCCAACGGTCTACGTATCGTAGACTATGGACGTCTATCGGTTATCGCAATTTCGGCTCTACAGGAGACGAATAAGCGCCTAGCAGCAGTCGAATCAACCCTGGCGACCTTGACCAATTTATCTACCCCTTAACTAAGGGATGCTGTTTAACAACCGTAAGACAAAAAAACGCTCTCATCTTCACTACGGCACAGCAAAAAAAGCACGTCAGACAATCAAATATCTTAAGACACGGCCACGCGGTGAGCAGATACAGGGAGCACAAAGTATGTTTTTTAGGGCTAAATATCATGCACATCAGACACCCGACATGCGCGCGGCCGCACAAGTCTACGCAAAATTCCTAAAATCGGTTCCTAAAACTTGACCCAATATCCTCCTTCTGCTCCTGGTCCAGACACCAATCCCAGAATCGGTCAGGATGATGCGACCGTTCAACAAACTCCTCCTTCATAAAATCAAGCCGTGTCTGTATCTTCGTTAACCATACCTGTTTTGAACTATCCAATACAGGTACAAGAAGATGCCAGATAGCGTGCTCGTGCAAAGTTTTATGTAATATTTCACGCAATTTCGGATTATAGGCCAGGCTTTCAAATTCAGGTCGCATACTAAATTTCTCCAAAATCCGCGACGCAGCATCACGCTGCGTTGCTACAAACCGATTCGGCTTCAGCAAGTCATCAAGGCATCGACAGACTAGAAATATAAATTTACCGGCACAGAAGTGAGGATTTGTAAACAATGAGCCGAACATAGAGTCAATAGTTCGCGTCGCACCCATAATATCGGTAGTACAGAATCGTCGCACCACCTCGGCCAACATCGGTATATTACAAAAGGGGTCTATGTCTGGCAGACCCACCAGATACATGTAAAAGTCGCTATAATAATCATGCCCGCGCTGCGGAGGATTCTTAATAGCCTGAACATAGTCAGTCGTAATCTGTACATGCCCGTTTTCAACCTGGAATTTAAATTCGTCGACGGAGGGGCCACCCCAAGTCCAGCCACTAATGGCAGGGTGGTCATGGAGCCAGTTATCGTAGTAGGCACGATGTTGGACGCAGGTTTTCATTCCGTCCACCTGCTCTAGCCGGCATCGCTTCCATGTGCTCTTTGTCCACGCACAACATCGTAGCAAGTCGTTCGATGCGACCCTTGGTTTCATTTTGTTTAACAAAGCGAAACCCAGCCAACATTTCAATTTTATACGCTATCTATAAATGGAGTGTAGCGCTATCGATAAATTACGCGGGCCCAAAGTGTTGGATATGTCTATTTTTGATTGGACCACCTCTCTTCTTGGTGCCTATCTTCTAGGCGCCGCCTTCAAATTACAGGGCACCGTCAAGTGGATTCTCTTTATCATAGGTTGGATCCTCTTCGGTATCTTAGCCCACGCCTTCTTCGGTGTCAATACAATGTTAGGATTTTATCTGGGTATAAATCCGAAGCCTAACCGCTCTAAACAATGTAACCTGTTCTAAAATTGAAAACACAACTACAAACAAACCAACAACTAAAATGAACGCTCCGCCTGAACGCAATCCACTTATTGAAGAGTTCTATGCCTCTCTCTCTCCCTCCGAGCGCACAGCCCACGAAATAGCAGCTAAACCCGGTTCAGATGGTGGCCTGGGTTCATCTTATATCGTAACAAAGACGCATTCCTTTGTTAAATGGCTAAAGAAGAGGGTTCCCGTCCCCCATGAGAGCCACCCAAAAAAGGACTCTTGACCTTCTTCTTGAGCCAGCATCGTAAGTCAGAGTTCAAGATATCATCGCGCCCCACAAAATCCTCCATATTCCACCAGGCCACATCGCGGATCTCGTTCTTATCGAAAGCCGGTTTTTCAAATGTATCTCTGTGCGACCGTGCATAAAAATACAGTCTCTTGCCGATACGTTTCGGCGTAGCCGTTTCTATCAAATAGTCGGACCCGGCCGAAAGTCCGGTCTCCTCCCAGCATTCGCGTACAGCCGTGTTCAGGGGTGACTTTTTGTCAACATGCTCCGGATGTCCTTTCGGAAATCCCCAGCGCCCCGACTTCGCATCACAGACTAGCAAAATTTGGCCCCGCCCGTTGCGTAAAAGAATTCCAGCACCAATGTACATTATGGAGGTGAATCCTACATACAGTGTAGATGATTTTCCAATAAAATCTCCGCATAGATAAATGAGTTCCTCTTTGCGTTCACCGGCGAATACACCGCGTCAACCTATGGTTCGCTGGGTTAATGGACCCTGCATGTATCTGACACAGGTTGATGTAGAGCCTCCCGGATTAGGGGGGTCACCAGGTTTCAATGTAACACCCTGCACCCTATTTCCCTTTGTCTATTCTAATCAGGTCTTGGACATCAACTTTGATGTTGTATTGCCCAGCAATTACACGTTTCCACACACAATGATGACGTATTCATCTGGAGATTCAACACCACACTTTCCAGGATATTTTAACTTTCCCGTGTCCTCCCAAATCCGTCTTCTTGGTGGAACACACCTAGTGACCAACATAGGTTATAACTTCAAGTCCTACGTGGAAGTCATATATACAAAGTATTTTGGTTCGGCTACAAATATCAAGGTGGTAAGACCAGGCATTGTGACCAAGGTACAGATTCTGAACGTGCGTTCACTGGGAACATGGTTAGGTATAACTGACACGCTGGGCGAGTCGCTGCACTACAACGGCGACTCGCCCAGTGCCCCGAACAGCGACTACCAGCTCGACGCGTACCCAAAGTTTGCTGTTACATACATTTTTTCCGAGCCTTTGACTATCTCCGTAGATACAAATAGCGGCACTCGTTACTTCACACTGAAGTCCCAACTTTCGTAAGGACCCCGTACAAAATTTCCGCACCCGACGCTCAAAAATTGAACTCCGGTGATTTTATTTCACACAGTAAAATATCCATTAAACGCTGAGCACTTTTCCTAAAGTAGTCTCGAAACTCTCCGCTGCAGCACTCGCTCAAAATCGGTTTAGTCATCCTTCGCAAAAGGCCTTTGTTATAGTATCGAAGTCTCAACTCGAGAAGCAGGCCAACATCTGGAAACAGCATCTACCATATGTCCGCCCATACTATGCTGTAAAGTCAAATAACGACCCCGTCCTGATGAGTTGGATGGTAAAGTTATTTGGCGATAAAATAGGTTTTGATTGCGCCTCCATCAACGAGATGGAAAACGTGCGTTCAATCTCAAAAGTCGCAGATATTATCTACGCCCAGCCGTGCAAGACACCCACAGATATTCAAACATCAAAGGGTTACGGCGCCAAGACGACCGTTGTCGACTCTCCAGAAGAGATGGAGAAGTTGTGCAACCAGAATTGGCTAGGTAATGTACTTATACGTCTTTTAGTTCCAGATACAAACAGTCGTCAGCCATTCAGTAAGAAATTCGGCGCCCCCCTTCAATGGGTTCCAGAAATTCTCGACCTGGCTGCAAAGAAAAAGATACCGATTACTGGATTAAGTTTTCACGTGGGAAGTGAATGCGAAAATCCCGAACAGTTCGCTCGTGCTTTGGCCGTCTGCCGTCAGGCAATGGATATCGGAGCAACTCGTAGAGTTCAAATGGATACGATAGATATTGGTGGTGGTTTTCTACCAACCGAAACAAATCTATCTAGTGTGGCCCAGGCCCTCGAAGGGGCCCGCGCCAAGCACTTTAAAAATAACATGGCACCATCAGGCTTCCCTATTCAGTGGCTAGCCGAACCCGGCCGTTTTCTGTCATCTACATCACAATCACTATACTGCCCTATCATAGGTCGAAAGCGCGGCATCCCTTCCACTGACCCGAATGCTCCTGAGATACGCTACACTCTAAACGAATCCGTCTATGGCTACTTCTCAAATATTCCGTTTGATGGACAGAAGCCTGTCTTTGAAATCGCACACACGGAAAAAAAGGACAGCCAAGACCAAAAGTCAAACTATCGCTCGATTCTCTTTGGGCGTACATGCGACGGCGCCGACGTCATCTGCCCCTCTATTGATTTTCCGCTTCTGGAAGAAGGTGATTGGCTCAAGATTGACAACATGGGCGCGTATACAAATGTTACGGCAAGCGAATTCAATGGATTTCCCCGCCCAGAAACCTTCTACGTAGAATAAAGATTAAAGGTATTGATATTATAAGATACAATACAATGAAAATTCTTTTATTAATACTTACCAACGACGGTGGCCCAGATAATTTATATACGCGTTTACAATACGAAATTTGGTCTAAATATATGCATTCTATGCCCGATAAAATAGAAAGTTATTTTTACAAAGCGAATCCCAATATTGAAGAAAGTTATATAGAAGGAGATACTGTTTATGTAAAATGTGAAGAAAAATACCCCACACATCTTTGGGAAAAGATGAGTCTAGCCTTTAAAATATTTGAACCACGATTCCATGAATTTGACTATATTTATCGGCCAGGTGTAAGTTTATTTATCATACTAGAACGTCTTTACGCTGAACTTCTAGATAAACCGCGGACCCGTTTTTGTATGGGTCTTGCACATTTAATACACGCTTTTAAACCCGATTATTATCTGTTCAAATCAGAACAGCATGTATATATGCCATCAGGATATGGTTTTGCCGTAAGTATGGATGTTGCAAAAAGTGTTATTTATACCACTATAGTTCCAAATAAAATAGGCCAAGATGATTTATGGCTAGGTATTCTTTTATATGAGGAAAATATTGTAATGACTGGTATGAAGTGTGTAAGAATTTGTAATAGGAGTGACTGGGAAAAATTACGTCTTCTCTTAAAGGATCCGTCTATTCATTTAGTTCGTATTAGACATCATTTTATTAATCCAAATCCGGATGGAGATGGAGCAATATGGTACGATGATGATAATAGGGCCAATAAAGATCTCGCTGTACACAATATGTTATTGGATAAATTCTATCCAGAAAATGTAAAATAAATTTGAACTTAAAACCGCACCACGATTATTTTGTAATGAGCAGAAAGTTCATGACAAAATTCCAGTATGATGTGGGTCAAATTGGTGTAAAGGCTCTGTTTGTAGCAACGGCTTATATTATTGTGAGTTCAATACTATAAAATGAGCGACTCTTAATCGATAAAATTAAATCTATACTTTATTTACAAGTTCGTTCACTTGTAAGGTTACATTGGCACCAAGATCGGAACCAGAGATATCTACAGCAAGAGCAACAGGACCACCGCTTACGTCAATAACAACATCTTCGCTTTCGACGACAACCTCTTCGGCACCGCGCCCGCCTCTGCCTCTGATGCGATTCTTGATATCAGCGACCAGACCGATTGGCAATTGACTCAATTCCTGTTTTCTCTCCTCAACAACGCGCTTTGCAAACGGCATCGCTGTCCCAGCAGACTTTTTAGAAGCCGCTGCAGAAGCCGCCTGTACCTGTTTAATTGTCTCCGTCGTAATATCACGCACCTTCGAATCCAAGTCGTTCAAGACAAGTTCCTTCAGCAGATTCTTCTTGTGTAAGAGAGTCAGCGTCGCCTCAACCGCAAGTTGCTTCATGCGTTCGCTGTTATTGTTATAGGCCTGCGTGTGCTCAATGTACCCCGTAATATCCGGGCGCTTGATATCGGTAAACGTACGGAATTCAATCTTAAATTTCCGCACCGTTTCTTCGGGTATAGGCGGTGACTGCTCAATCAAACGATCCAACTCGATACGGAACATCTTTAGAAACGCAAATGCCTCCATACGTTCGTTAGGGTGAAGTGCTAATTCAATACTGATTAAACGCGAAAACTTGGCCCAAGAAATTGCGGCGCCGGAGTGGGCTTCGGACCCCTGGGCATAGCGCAAAAAGTTTGCCAGAGTAGAAATAATTCCAGTTACAATGCTGACGCCGCCAACGCCGAGTACAGCAATCTTCTTTACGCCAGGGTCAGTAAAGAACGAGTCCATACCAAAGTTAGCAGTACCCGTAAGAGTGGATAATATGATAACCGGAATCATCATGTATTGATTATACGATCCATACGCACGGCTCGTCTTGTCGTGCATCCAGCGATAGCATTGGGCGCGGTCAGACCAATCGGCTACAAGATGTTCAAGTTCCTTTGTCCAACCATTGTTTGGTCTCTTTGGCCGAACATCTTCGACACCGTCTGTTTTTTCAACCTCCTTTGGTTCGGCGGGAGTAGACATGATTCTCTAGTATCAAAGAAGAAAAAAATAGTCCCGATAATAAAATATAACCTATAGTAGAAATGCCAGGCAAATATGTTCCCCCACATTTACGTCGTGCCGGCCTTCTAGTCGCCCCTCCAGAGCAGAAGAAACGCGGAGTCAAGTGGCCCAGTAATGCGACTGGCGACCCCACGCTTAACGTGAAGCACCATAGATATACCATAAAAGCCAAGAGAACACCGACAAGAGCAGAGAAGGCCAAGGAGCAGAGCCGTCGCCTAGCGAAGCGCGTCCTACGTCCTAATGCGCACACGCGCAAGGGGCTCATAAAGGGACAGAAGCCAAAGCGCCATGTACGGTCCGCGCCGAGTCCGCTAAAAAAGAGACGCACTCTCAAGGCCGCCTCAAAATAGAAAAAATTGAAATGACAAGGACCCGATTTAGAAGAGTCAGATAAGGTCATCATGGATTGCCTTATTTGTCTCGAGCCCATCACCGGCACGCCGTTTCAGTCCGCAAAGAGACTGACGTGCAGTTGCAAGGCCCCTACGCATGAGCAATGTCATCGCCAGTATCGCGCTGCCAAGGGCCACACCGAGTGCATTATTTGCCACAACCGCGACTATGTGCGCGACCGTAGGCGCTCTTCTGTGTCCGAATTTGAGGGCATTGACTACCCCCTGGATGTACAAGCGGTGCGCATCAATGCTCTAGTGCACCGCGTCCTGGGCAGGAACGCCGACGACGCAGTTGCTCTTGATACGCATATTCAAGCGCTAATTGAGCGTGTGTTGGCCGCGCGCGCTGTACCACCTCCGCCCCCACCTACCCCATGGGTGGACACACTCTGGAACATTTGCTTCTTCGTCGCCGCGGCCGTAGCTTCCTATGGCCGCCACCGTGCCGAGATTCTGCGTTAAATACTAGAAAACAAAAACACAAAATTTTTCAGTAAAGCAGCGTAAACTCATCCAGCGGTCCAACCTTGTGAAACTGAAAGTTTTCTGGTAGCGAATACCCATTCGACATACACCAACTAAAAAAAGACGGTAACTGTGAAAAGACAACTCCGTTGCCAATATTTTGCGGTCCCATAGATGAACTTGTTATATCAGGCGGCATAACAAGTCTATAGAACACCGAGCCAGCCCACCAATACGCAGGGTCATCTTTACAGCGCGGACAACATGTCACATATTTAGCCAGAGGTCCATCGGGCATTCGGTCAATCGAGTAAACTGTAGCCGTATACTGACCAGGAACACTATCCCACAATACAGGTGATAAACGATAGTATTGTTTACCACTCATATTTAATACAACTATTAATTGAACAAACTGTTGTACGCACCAATGCTAAACGGCTTGGATGATCCGCGCAGTCCCTTAAGGACCCTGAGCCACTCATCCGCTGTCGCATTGTAGCCCTTTAGAGACTCGTCCATCTGTCCGCGGCGCCGCAACTCGTTCGCGCCAACCTCATCCTTAAATAGTCCAGAAATGGCCTTGGCATACTCAATCATGGTTGCTTCTGCCCCAGGCGACCCAGTCACGTTAACACCTCTAATCTCGCTATAGACGCCTGTAGCCGGCATGATAGGGATACAGCCGCCGAGCACCGAAAGACGGGCCGCCGCCGATGAGACCGGTGACTCTCTGTCCAAGATGAGGTGGCAGTTGCTCTTGAAACGTTCGCGCACCAACTCCTCCTCTGAACCCTGTCCGTGTAGTACGATACCCAGGCCACGCGCCGACCCAGTTAACAAAGCCGAGACCTTGGCCTTCTCATCGCCGGCTGTGGACCAGACGTGTAACTCGGCCCCAGGATAGGTGCTCTTAACACGCGTCCAGGCCTGCTGTACGAATGCGACCAGGTCCATCGTGTACTCGGTCACCAAAACACGCCCCCTTTCTCTGCTTAGCGCCCTGTTCTCGGCATCCGTAAACAGTGTGGTCGGCAGCGCATCCGGTATGATTTCAAACTTGGACCAACCATAGCAGTTATAGAGAGAGCGATGGTAGGCCGAGCGAACAATGATTTTATCGACCATGTCCTTAACGGTGCGGTCGCAGACGGCGTCCTTGTCGTCAGCATCCTCCAGATTTAATACTAAAGCCCGCGCCTGGGGCTTGTACTGAAAGTTGGCCAATAAGTCAGATGTCGACCAGAGAACCAAGCATGAATACATGTCATTGGGCACGAATTCACCGACATGCTGGTAAACAAGTCCTTCCACTTGGCGCGTCGAACCAGGCGTGTAAATTGTAACTTCCCAGTCGCGCGCTCTCAAAGCCTGTGCCAGACGCATCAGAGTCTCACTGCTGTCCCCAGCAGAGGGTCCGCAGTAGAATACAACAGAATTAGAGGGCCATACACGAGGAGCAGTAGCCACACGGGCGGTAACAGCAGCCTTCTTTGATAAAAGCGCCTCTGAAGTACGTGCCGCTGCACCGGGAACACGGTCTTCGCGTGTAGGATTATTGAAAAGACGCGAAGACCGTGACCATGAACTCTCATCCACAGCCACGCGACACGCATAGGGTCCCTTGGGTACAATCGTGGCAATCGGGCGCGCCAATTCCAAAAAGGATTCCGCCTTTTTCTGCGGTGGTGCCGCCCGATTTGTAAACAAGTCGGAATCAGCAGCCGCCTGCCATTTATTATCATCGCACTTGTCTTGCGGGTGATTTAGAAGAAGGTCAGATTCAGCGTTCACGTTGCGTACATAGACCTCATAGGGTACTCCACGCGAGGCGGAGCCACCGGGTTGAGCCTTCAAGCCGACAGAACCCCTCTTCTCGGCTGCTTCAGGTGTCCATACGTTGGCCGGCGTCGACGTCACATATGTCGTACAATTCCTAAATAATGGGCGGGGGTCGACCGGGAGCGGAATACGTAAATCACCAGGCAACACATATTTTGTTGACAGTGATTCAGCATCCCAGTGGTTTTTCAGGCAGACCGGAGGAAACATTGTGGCAAAGGTGCGGTCTTGTACATAGCCATTAACTTCAGTTTTGTTCATATCAGGTGCATTCATAACGAGCCCTGCGTCAACTGCAGACCGCGTTGCATACACATCGGACATCATTCCGTCTCTGTTCAGAGCAGATTTTTAATTCGCCCCTTTTACCAGCGTACTTGACGCGTCAAGAGAGTCCGCAATCTCGGTCAGTTCAAATACGATATTGTATTCGCAATCAGCGTTGCTAATTTTATTATTAAAGGCGTCGACAAGTTGAAAGGACAATTTGTCTAATTTCCCTATCGGCGCCGGTAGTGACTTGGCCGCCTGCACAAAGGTCTGGGCATATGAGCCAAATGTGTTCAGTAACAACTTGCCATAGTAGCGCCGACTGGCACCAAATGTTTCACGGCTCTGCGCCAAATTCTCTTTCTGGCTAATATCAATCGTATTGATATTGAGTTCCTCATTTAGTTTCAAATAGATATAGTCATCCACAATGCGAATAAAGGTCGTTGCGACGTGACGCGTCGTAAAGGCGGTATCGACTTTATCAAAGCCCAGATTCCAACCAAGGCCCCATTTATCGTAGGCCTTGAGATAGTTCTGTAGGTATTCGGAGGAGGCCAACTGTGTCTTAAACTGAAGAGAAAACGGAATGGAATCCGTAAATCTGTTTCTGTCCAAAACGATAGTCGGCAGAATACCACTGTAGTTAGCCGCAATATAAGCGCGCGTCGCATTTAGAGCGGCTATTTGCGCGTTACTGATACCTTTTGCGGACGTGCTAATCTGGTTGTTAAAGCCAATAAATTTATTGATATAATCGCCAAATCCTGTAGTTGTAATCGTCTGTCCAGCATAGGTTGCATTGGTATATCCGCGGCCCACCGTAAACGTGCCAACAAAGTACTGGTTAAAGGTCAATAGAGCACGGACATAAGTACTAGTATAGTATTTTGCGATGCGCACAGTGTCATTGTTTAGCCGTCCATCTGGCAAAATGAATATACCAGAGGCTGTTAGGTCCGCAATTTCATTAATCAAATCGTTCAAACTTGTCTGACCGAAATCAATCCAATTTTTACCCATGATACGCAGTCCAGTCAAAAATTTAACAGTGGGAACGTATCCCCGCACGTTAACAGAAAAAGGAACAGTTTTACCAGCAAAGATCGAAGGCATATACGATAAATTATTGTAACCGTTGTCGCTGTCCCAGCGAGAAAAGCGCGACGCCTTTTCTGCACCCCATGCCCCGCTAATATCATTAAAATCGGAACCAGGACGAGACCCTAGATTATATAAATAGGTCTGCGTATCGGCGAGACAGTTGGATACATCGGTAAAGCCACCGAACTTGGTAAAATCGCTAATTGGATTATAAAAAGTGTCAGGCATACGGATATTCACGCGGATATTGAAATAGGTTGGCAGAAATCCGTCGAGTTTTAGAGTAGCCGCAGATGAAGCCCCCGTAGCCGTAGAATTAACGGTAATCGTCGTTGGACTGGTCGCAATAACTGTAAACGTTCCATTATAGGCAGCAGTAGCAGCCCCAGTCACAATAACTGTCGCGCCAATCGTGGCATTGGCCGAAGATATAACTGTATATTTCACAGAAGTTCCTGTACTAGATATGCTGGATACAGAATAAGATGCATAAGATTTTCGATAATTGGGTGATACGATAACACCTGACGCTGTAGAGCCCCAGCAGATAGGACCACAGGAGCCAAGATAGGTGGAGTTCGAACCCATCGAGATACCATCATTACCGATAATATCCACGGAAACAGTTTTATAAGGGTCAAATATATATTTATTTTCACCGAGCAACGAGTTCTTTGTAACAGGAACATAGGGTTTTGCCGTGTAGGTCAAGCCATTGAATGAACCAACGGCCCAGGAATCAGCATCCGTTAGAGACTTTGTAAAGGGACCGAGTCCCACCTGTCCCGCCGTAAGAACAGGATAAAAGGGAACAAAACAGAGACTGTTATTGGATACATCGGTATAGTAAGATGCCAAATCTGTTTCGACCGCGGTCATAAAAATATTGGAAGAAATATCGGCCGTTTTTGTAATAGCAGACCAATTTGTAAACATCGTGCCATTGGCCAGATTCGCGTCAGTTGCGGTCCGTAAATTTATGGGATTGCCATTCGCGTCATAAATTCCCTGGCTCAACGGCACCCACATATTGGAACTTGTCTCCTTGCGTTCATAGACGTAATATGTGCCCCAATCAGGAGTTCTAGTTTTAGTATAATTAACTTTTGGATCTGTAGTTGAAGAGTACTGGCAGACCTGGGTTACCTTTTTTAATGAAAGTGTGCAGAGAGCCTTTGTTATAGACAAACTAGATATATTGGTACCCTGTATGTCTTTGGATCTAAATACACCTAATACAAGATTGCGTCGATTGAGATAATAGTGGTCGTCCCATAAGGCTAACTCACCAGAGACCGAATAGGTTACCGGATTAGAATAGGAGTTATAGACGTAAATCTTTTTCCCAGTCAAGGGGAGACCTGCGCGACGACCCTGTATCACACGGTTGTTATCTGTCAAAGGCTGAATATAGGAGTACTTTATTACGATACGCGTGGGTAAGACATATTTACCCATAGGTGGTTGAAAGGGGATGCCCATAATACCAGAAATATCGTATGGTTCATTTCCAGTAGGTCCCCTACCTAAAAAGATTTGCTGGTAACTAGTGTGTCCGCTCAAATCATTAAACGAGATATCAGATATTACACCGGCGTTATAATTTTTACAGATTACAAATGGCGATTGTTTGTATAATTTAGTATGGGCAAATTTAGAAGGGCTATATGATATAGGCGCCAAAACAGTCCATGGATCACCACCAATTGTAGGATAGGTAGCAATTGTTTGCTCTGGAGGAGGTGGCACGGTACTGTTATACAGATTTTGCGTAGCCCCCGCACGAAACCAATTGGTAAAGATAAACTCATTGCTAATACCTTTGTAAGGCAAAACAGAATTTGCTATTTCTTTGACTGCCGACGCAGGTGTATAGTAGTTGACCTGTCCAGATGAATCGTAGACTGCGTTTAGAGAATTGACAGAGGCGTTTAGAGAAGTGCTATAGAAGAACTGACTCCATTTAGATACATCAACAGACGGCCCGATAGCATTCGATTTGTGCTGAAATACAAACTGAAGCGGGCTCTGTTTGACAGTTGTGGTATTTGCAAAAGAATAGGGGTCGTAGTGAGAAAAATCAGTGGTTAGAATAATATAATCAAGAAGATTATTACTGACACCACTTATATCATACGAATTGCGGAAACCCTTCGAATTAAAAAGTGTAGGGTAGGGATTTGGAAAATTCTTGGAAGGAGTTGATTTTATTTGAAAATAAGTTGGCTCGTCAACTCGTGTTGCCGGTAGTCGTCTGAAATCGGCTACTGTTGGAGTTGTATAGATACCATATGGATCGTGGCGCAGAACAAAGACCCGCAAATTCATAGATTGGAAAAGCGCCTGTCTTACGATAACCATTAAGTAAGAGATTTCATCAGAAATGAAATCCGTTGTAATATGTGAACTGGAAATATCAGACGCTATGGTTTGATGAACAAACCAATTTTTTGGGTTATTATAGACAATATTAACGAGTGTAGATGAGACGTCTGCCATATAAGCGGCCCTATCGCGATACCAATATGCATCTAGTGCCACACCAAAGGGTAATGAATCTTCGCGTTCAATATAGATATCAGATTTAAATTTAGTAGGCGTTGTTGGAACAGGATACCGTCCGTGATGAATTTCAAAAAAGATGTGAGGCCTAAATGTATAGAGACCTAGCGAACCTGGTGGCGGAATCTGATTTGGCAGAGCCACCGGTTTCTGTTCTCGAATGAAATTTAAAAAGATTTGTCCTGTTGCCGTTTGCTGTTGCATATAAATAGGACCGTCCAACATGTTTTGTGAGACGTCCCATAAGTAGAAATCGGCTGCTATCGGATCGAGTAGACATGTACCTGCTGAATTAAACAACAGTGGAGTTGAACTTACGTCTAGAGCATAGGTTTCTGCGAGTTTAGGTGGCAAAGGTATCTCATTTACAAATGGCGGTATCGTTTCAATAAATAGGGTCTGCCGGCAGCGCGATTTGAACAAAATCTTTGAATATGTAGTCGGTATAATATTAAAACTAATGTCTTGATAACCGTATGTATTCTCATTGGCACCCGATAGGTCAATGAAGCCATTCGTGTCGACTTGCGCTAAATAGGTATAGGTATATCGAACCAGATGTTCTAATTTATATATATCTAGAGGAAACGTACCATTTATATTCGAAATTTGTGTAAGTGTAATCTGACCCGATACGTTATTGTAGGCTGAAACTTTACCTGTAAAACTTCCAGTTGCCTTTCCAGTAATCGCATCTAGACTACTGGTCTGTACAAATTTGATATTTCCAACTTTTATAGGGGTCGGAGAGCCGGCGTTAAAAGTTAGCGCCTGCGTGATAACCGTAGCCGTAGTAGTGGTCGTATCATTTGCATAGATAGTATAAATTGCAGGCACATTAAATGTACCAACTATTGCCGATACATTGCTTATTTTGAGGGCTCCTGTACCAGAATTGTACGTATTGACTATACCACTAAATTGATTTGTACCGTTTCTGACTAAGACGGTGTTACCCGCCTGTAGTGTTAATCCAAGGCTGACACCTGAAAAAATAACATTACCACCAATAAGTGGATTAATAATAGGAATTACATACAGGGTATAGATTGAGGGTAAGATAAACGCACCTGTAATATTAGATAGGGTGCTTAATGTTACAGCACCCGTGTTCTGATTATACACAGTAATCTTCCCATTAAATGAACTGGGTCCGTTTGATACGAGGACGCTAGTATTTATAGGAAGAGTAAGACCTTGTCTGATATTAAATGTAATAGTTGAGCCAACTACGGGAGCCAGCGTGACAAGAACATATACGTTAAAGATTGCAGGGTTTGTAAAGATGCCTGTTATATTTTTTAGACTCGAAATTGTTAATAACCCTGTAGAAGTTCCATAGGACACAACCGTTCCGTTAAAAGAATTTGTACCATCGGTTACGAGGAGTGAATTCCCTACTACAATGGGCAAGTTAGAACCAATTGTCATGACAACCGTACCAAATGTCGTAGGAGTTATTAAAACAGCCGCAATTGTGGCAGAATTTGTAGTTAATGATGTAATACTAGCAGACGCGGCCGTATTTGTAATATCTGTAGTAGCAATAATATAAGAAACCGAATCGTAGAATACGCCCGTCAAATCGGTAATATTATTAATTACTATTGTACCACCCACATTATCATAAGAGGCTACAATACCGTTGAACCGATTCGTAGATACGGTTGAACTAATAACAATAACGGCGTTTCCAGTCTGAAATGCTAATCCTGCTGCTATCGTAAGTGTAACCGAACCACCGTTTACTGGCACAGGTGCAGGAAAAGGAGTAAACTGACTTGGTGTCACCACTTGCGAAATACTTGGATCTGGATAATACAAATCACCGCCAACATACTCACCAGAGGCTGTATTGAACTGTATATTCGGCCAGTAACCAGAGGCGTCCGGATAGGCTATCAAACTGTTTTTGGCTTGCGGTAGCCCACTGTAAGTAAGATTCCAGCCGTACCGTCCACTGGCGTCGTACAAGAAGATCTCGTTTGAAAGGGTCTTGTAGAATTCAGCCGCGAAGTTACCGTAACTTATACCAAAAAAATCGGTAAAACCCTTCTGGATATAGTTGTACATGTCGGCGATAACGCCGTTCAAATTATCAGCGGTCGTCTGAAGACCGGCGACATCAGCGGGAACAATACCATTATTGATAAGTTCTTTAATTAAAATTTGATTATACTGCGCATTCAAGGTCGTTACGAGAGATGTATTCAAATGCTGCGAATATATTGTTAGGCGACCCACCGTGCTATCGTAATTACAGACGTACTCATTAACCAAAAAATTATTCCAGGTATTGTCGGCTTTGTATTGTTCTAAAAGGGCCTGATTAGCGGGATCTATAATAACAGATAGAATGTAAGGATCTGGGCTACCGTCACCAATATCAATGCCTTTAAAACTATATACAATACGATTATAATAAGTATCGGCACCGAGATATGTTGCTGTATTTGGATCGGTTAATTTATAATCAAGACCACCGTACGTCTTCGCCCCTGAAACAACATAACTGGTACAGGTGTTCAGATAGGGATTTGCAATAGCAGGTGTCGTAACAGAAACTTGGGCAATTGTGTAGTCACGCAACAGTGGATAAAAATACGCAACTTTACATTGCTCTGTACTATAATACTGAATACCAACGTTCGTACCTGTTTTGAAATAGCGTGCAACAATATCAGTCTTTGACGCCAAAGCCTCGAAAACACCTGTTAGCGGATTGTATGTTGTATCACCTGGGTCATTAAAAAGCAGCGAATAGTTGCCGGTTGTGATGAAACCAGCGATAAAATCAGAAATATTTATCGTATTGTAAATCGGTGTCCGATTTAACTGGTTGTTTAACTCCGTTACCAGACTCGATGAATCATAGGTTCCTTCGCGGATATAGATATCTTTCGTATTTGAAATATCTACCCCGTTAACAACTTTTGTTCTGTTGTATTCGGCGACACGAAGAGATGTGTTATTTTTGCTATTTGAAAAATAATAAAAAGACGATAAGAGTTTAATTTGAGTCACATTTAGACTGACTACATTACGGTAAATACGCGGTAACCGTATTGTAAAGAGAGTCGGTTGAGCATACACGGTTGTATCTCTGTCACTGCTGTTAATCATAATGGTCGTGGTATTTTTAGTAGATGTAAAAGCAGTCTTTGTTTGATTAAATTTTGTAGGGTTGCTTATCGTATTTCGTGGCAAAACAGATTTTTTCACAGGTGTGCCGGAAAAGCCTTCAACACTAGATTCCGATTCGGATTCTGATTCAGATTCATAGTCTGATTCAGATGAACTTTCTTGGTCCGATTGGTAGGGTTGATAGAATTTATCCAGTGAGGCCATGGACTCCTTGGTTTGTACGGCTGTTTTATCCCCCGTGTTAACCGCTTAAATCAAAAATACAGAATAGGGGGAAGGACAATGTCAAATCAAAATATCGTAAATATAGTAGAATTACAAAATGTAATTACCTCTGCTTCGGGTGTTAATAACTTGACACAGATTCAAACCGACCTGAACAATGTCAAAAAGATGGTTAATTTTGATAAGAAGCAAATTCTTACAAATATTATTAGCAAATATAACACGACTCCTATCGTAGTGACTGACCCGATAAGTTTTAATAGTACAGTATCAATTATCTCGGATTATCTCGTGTTAAGTTCCTTAACGGCTGGTGGTACAAATCTACTGGGAGCCACAGGACCTACTGGTGCTGGAGGCAGTTCAGTACCACCAACCTTCGGTTCCGGTAACGTACTTTTAACGAATTTGAGCGATACCAGTGTTACATATTATACAAATAGTCTTGTATTACCCGATACGAGTACGATTGTCGCGGCAGCCAATTTTTTGCCATCAACCTCTAATTTCTACACGCTGGGCAATTCAAGTCTAGTATGGCAAAGTCTCTACGTCGGCCCAGGAACAATTTATATAGGTCCAACGGGTACAATTACTGCTTTTGGAGATAGTGTTATCATAGGCCCTAATCTACAAACGAGTTCTGTCCTCTTCACAAAAAACGGAAATACTGTTAGTCTTCAAACAGATGGCGCCGCTTTAACCGTAACTGCAGGCGGAGTCACAACACGCTTGGGAACAGGGTTTACTGGCCCCCAAGGCATACCGGGTACGGCCACAAATACGGGCGCCACAGGAACAACGGGCGCAACCGGTCCTCAAGGTTTTCCTGGAACGGCCACAAATACGGGTGCTACAGGACATACTGGTTCGACAGGGTACACCGGTCCTACCGGACAACAGGGTCTTCCAGGTTCAGCCACCAATACAGGTGCGACGGGAGATTCAGGATCTACAGGCCCGACAGGACCGACCGGGCCCCAGGGAATCCCAGGACAGGCAACTAACACGGGCGCAACGGGCGATTCTGGGTCCACTGGACCAACAGGACAAACTGGTCCTCAAGGGGTTGCAGGTGAAGCGACAAATACAGGAGCAACGGGGCCTACAGGTTCGCAGGGTCCCACTGGACCCGAAGGATTCGCCACGAATACTGGGGCGACAGGGCCAACAGGTAAAGACGGAATACTAGGTGATACAGGTTCTACGGGTACAACCGGACCAATGGGTCCACAAGGATATACAGGTATGGACGGAAATGCGACCAACACGGGTTCAACCGGTAATACTGGGCCAACAGGCGACATGGGTTTAACAGGGCATACTGGTGCGACAGGAGACACTGGCGACACAGGTCCTACAGGTGAAATTGGTCCAACAGGAGATGTAGGCCCGACAGGTGAGACAGGTCCGCAGGGAACTCCAGGAACAGCCGTCAATACTGGTGCTACGGGTCCAGCAGGTAGTGCAACAAATACCGGTGCAACCGGAGATACTGGTGATACGGGTCCAACGGGCCCAACAGGAGACATTGGTCTAACAGGTCCAACCGGTCCAACAGGAGATACTGGTTCAACCGGTCCGACAGGAGACACAGGAGATACTGGTCCAACCGGACCAACAGGTCCAACTGGTATGACTGGTCCAACCGGCGCAGTATTAGTTTATGCCATAACATTTGATGGTGGAAATTCCTTGAGTTCATATCCCTTTGGTCCGGCGTTTGATTGTGGAACATCAACATAAATACTTAAGAATAGCCCCGATTCATAAATAGAAATAGCCACCGCTTACAGAGCGAATGCCCTTTATACAACTTCAATTCAGGCGAGACACCTCAAATGAATGGCGAGCAAATAATCCTACACTCGCTAGTGGCGAACTAGGTCTCGAAATTGATACGTACCAATTCAAGATTGGCGATGGTCGCGCATGGAATGATTTACCCTATGGCGGTATAATGGGTCCAACTGGTGCTGATGGAATTGCTACAAACACAGGAGCAACAGGTTCTACTGCTGCAACAGGTGACACGGGAGATACAGGTCCTACTGGGTCTACAGGCGCACAAGGATTACCAGGTTCAGCGGTTAATACCGGTGCCACAGGTACTACCGGTGTAACGGGGCCAACCGGTCCAACCGGTCCGACAGGTGATACGGGTCCCACCGGTACATCGGGTCCAACTGGAGACACAGGACCTACAGGTGACACGGGTCCTACAGGAATATCAGGTCCAACGGGCGAAACAGGCCCTACAGGCGATACAGGTCCAACAGGTGACACGGGTCCAACTGGACCTACAGCCGATACAGGTCCCACGGGACCCACGGGCGAGACAGGTGACACAGGTCCTACTGGCCCTCAAGGGCTCCCAGGTACAGCCGTTAATACGGGCGCAACAGGTTGTACTGGTGATACGGGTCCAACAGGTGACACCGGTCCGACGGGCCACACAGGCCCGCCAGGTATTGCTACTAATACGGGTGCGACGGGCGACACGGGCCCTACAGGAGATACGGGACCAACGGGCACAACCGGTCTTACTGGCGAAACCGGCACAACTGGTGATACCGGTCCGACGGGTGATACCGGACCTACAGGTATTACAGGTGTTACAGGTTCTACAGGCCCAACAGGCCCGACTGGTTTTACAGGCCCAACCGGTCGAACAGGACTAACCGGTCCAACAGGACCAACAGGGCCTACTGGCACTACCGGTGACACGGGTCCCACAGGTCCAACGGGTCCAACAGGTATAACAGGTCTAACGGGTTCAACAGGTTGTACAGGACCAACAGGTCCTATGGGCCGCGAAGGACCGATGCCGACTTTAGCCTATAAACTAGGTTCAACAATCGTTAATCAACCCGATGCGAACGACTATACCCTAATTCCAGACACCCTTGACACTGTAAAATCACATGGATTTGTAAGCGCTCTTTATAATACAACTACAGGAGTCATAAGCAATCCAAAGGTTGAACCATTAACACTGCTTTTAACCTATAATATACAGGTTTCAGCAGCCAATTCTTGGTTCTATGTAAATGTCCTTGATGTAGACACAAGCGCCATACTCGATAGATATGTACCGGTGGGAGGTAGTTACGGGGGGTCAGTTTCGCATACAACGACAATCGTTTTACAACCGAGCCAAAGAATAGCCATTCACTATGAAGTTAGTACAGGCGCACCGTATAATGTAATTGCTACAGCAACCTTCATTTTAATTACACAACTTGACTATATAGTGGGTACAACAGGTAAGACTGGTTCCACTGGCTATACAGGTATAACAGGCACGACAGGTCCGACAGGAATAGAGGGTAAAACAGGTGCAACCGGCGCTCAAGGTATTCCAGGCACTGCTGTGAATACAGGTGCCTCTGGTTCAACCGGGCCAAAGGGAGAAACTGGATGTACTGGTGCCACAGGCGCACAGGGCTTCGCAACAAATACAGGAGCATCGGGTCCTACTGGTCCAACAGCCAATACCGGCCCCACCGGCCAGACAGGTGCTACCGCCGCTACCGGTTCAACGGGTCCAACAGGATATACGGGTCCAACGGGTATATCTGGACAGGCATCCAATACGGGTGCAACTGGCATAACAGGGCCACAAGGTCCGATTGGAGATATCGGTCCACAGGGACCTGGCGGCTCTGCCTCCAATACAGGCGCAACAGGCCCAGCAGGCCCAGTTGTTGTACCAGGTGGTCCTACAGGTGCCGTTCAATACAATAATAACGGAACCTTTGCTGGTAGTGCTAAATTACAATTTAACGGCGAATTCTTATTACACCCGCAACTATTATCGTGGACTGAAAATAGTATAGAAGATTATGTAACAAGCACAACCTATACTATTTATTGCGATCGCTCAAATAACTATATTTTGACATTAGAATCAAACTTAAATACACTAATATTTCATAATATACCAGAAGCAGGTTTACTGTATAGTCTGAATCTCTACCTAATCCAGGGATCTGTGCTAGGTCTAACACTAACATGGCCAACCTCAATCAAGTGGCCGAGTGGGCAACCGCCCTCACTTTCAATTGGTGATAACATTGCCGATATTTTTAGACTGGTAACATACGATAATGGTACCACATGGTATGGAATTACAATGGGTCAGAACTTCTATTAATTCAAATTATATAATGGAATTAAGCAGGACTTTTACGTAGATATTACTATACCATTTACAAATACATATACGCTTTCCCCGCATGTATCATTTTATATTACACCTTTATCACATATGTTGGAGGAAGTTACGATTAATGAAATCACAACAAAACAAGTGGTTTTTCGTATACGATATGGGAATATGCAGAGACTTCAGGGTAGTAAAATAGTAAGCCCTGGTATTACTGCGATTTTTCCAGCATTAAGACTTCACTATAATATTAATGGAATAGATTATCTATTATAAAACAAATATCTACGTTTAAACAGGGAGTTCTACTATACTATAGATGTACCACATTACCATCAGACCAAGTACGTTTAAAATAACTCCCGACCTTAAAAATCAGAACCCCTTTATTGATATAGAGGAAAACGTGATTTTAAAGAAAGCGCAAGAACAACACAAACAGATAACTAAAATATTAAAACAAACTCTAGTCTACGATATCAAAAAGAAGGGTAATATTCCTGATATCGTATTTACGGCCAACATGGGGTTGAGTTGTCCACGGCTACCTGTACCGGTTGTTATTGTATCCCATATGAAATACAGACAACGACGTAACGAGAACCCTTATATTGAAGAGATACTGGAAGATAGACATATACATCACGTAGAATTTCCAGATGAAGAAGTCTTTGAAGGCGCCGCGGAGGCGAAATGGTTTGATAATGGACAACTTCTAGTTATGGGCTATGGACACAGAGCCACAGAAAAATCAGTAAAAACCTTAAAAACCTTATTGAAGACCATTTATGAAGGCTACGGAGTTGAGCCACCGCGTGTCATCGCCTTTGAATTACAGAATCCGCATTTCTACCACCTTGATTTGGCCATGCTAGAAATCGGACAACTTGAGTGTATTATTCAAAAGGAGGCCTTTTCAGCAGGTGATATCAAAACGTTAAAAACAGAATTACGTGTTAATGTCATAGAAACTACAGATTATTTCTGCTTGAATTCAATTATAGAAGGAGATAGGCTTCTAACTCATGTATTAACGGACCCGACAATTAAGAGTAAGTTAGAGCATATAACGGAAAAAGAGGTTATCGAATTCGATACTAGCGAATTTGAAAAATCAGGTGGTTCTGTTCGTTGTTTAGTTTTCGATGTATATGATCCGCGTATGATTAAGAAGAAGAGCAGCCAGACGAATTTAGCAAAGAGCCCTAAACTGTAATTAGGTCGGTCAACCAAGACCAGTTCATTGTTAGCATAAACCGTATTTTTAGCATTCGTTTAATCTGTTCGTCATCCGAATCATTGTATAGTTTAATCATTTCTAGATTTTTATTAAAGACGGCTTCGGCGAAGGCCACAGAATCCAAGCGCATAGTTACGATACGTCGCTTAATAAATTCTGCGCGCAAAGCCTCTACGCATAGATATGGAGCACGAGTTCGCACAGACTTAATAAGGCCACTACCAAATCGTGTCTGAAGTGCATTGACATATTCATTAGCCAAGAGGCGCGGATCCTCCTTATAATCTATCGGTTTTGTATTATTAAGAGTTCTAAAATGGCGCGATATCTCTAGTTCAGTGGCACAAACCTTTTCGATGACCATGACTTCAAAGTCGTCGGTAAAGGGATTGGATACAAAGGTTGACTTCATAATGTTTACGCGATGCTGCCCGTCGACTATGTAGCGTACGGTAATAGGATCGCCGGCCTCGTTACAATCCGTAATCTTAACGATGTGAAAGGGTTTGTTTTCAAACACGGAGATATCGCCAGAAATAGCCAAAGCAATTTCATTTCTATGTTCCTCGTTCAAAAGACGATTACCATGCCATATATTGAGTTCGCAAAGTTGTTGCGCACTCATTATATATAATTTTGACCCATCGCGAAACCTATGTTTAAGGTTCATTGAACAAATAAAATTGAGTCTAGTACTATTCAAATTTGCCATTAAAAAGTATATCTACATCTATAGGAATGGACCCCGATGAGCTCATCTTTGAACTTTTTAAAGAGTGGTACGATTTACGTTTACCGCGTATATCAGATCTAAATAAATATAGTGAGGAAAAGTTTGCCAACCTTTGGAAAAATTGGTGGTTCGCAAAAAGGGAACAACAGGTATTGATGGACGCCTATCTTGAAAAATACAAACCACTCTTTGATTACAAAGATACGTATCCCGATATACCAGAAGGAATGAAACCAGAACATCAACTCATGTGGAAAATGGGATGGATTATTCTATGGGACCAGATTTCGCGCAATGTGTTTAGGAATTCGGCAAGAGCCTATGAAACTGACGCCAGAGCGCGCAAGGCCGTGGAAGAACTAATGCCACGTTGGAATTCGCTACCGATTCCTATTCAAGTTTCAATTATCCTAGTCTATATTCACAGTGAAGATATAGAAGATCTTAAAGTAGTAGCCAACTTATTAGAAGATATTAAAAAGCCAATGCAGAATTTTCCAAGTGTTTGGATTTCGCTAACAGGGATAGCTAAAAATCATAATGATAGAATGACAATGTTTGGTCGTATTCCAGAACGTAATAGATTTCTTGGTAGAAAATCTACAGAGAAAGAAATTATGTACATGGATAGTATTTATTCTTAACGACGAGTACGACCGCGGGTGCGACGGGTTTTTCTCTGCTTTCGTCCTCTTCTAGTCCTGCGCGCGCCACCACAAAACTGATGATCCAGCAAGGACATCTGATCTTCGCTATCATCATCTTCACTTACTGATTTATGGATAGCGACAACCTGTCTACCGGCAACTTTTTTACAACCTATCTGCACTATTCCACGCCCACAAGTATATGCACGCCGATCGGCTGTTTCAATTAAAATATCATAGTCGCTGATAGTATCTGTAGGTAGTGCAGATTTAGTAGCATATGTCATTTTATCAAACTTGTCGGCTCCTGGAGGAGCCCCAAATATAATATTAATATCTCTTTTAAAAGTCAATAATCTATAACAGAAAGGTATGGCTATTTTACCACCTGCAAAATAATACAATGCTTTGATAAGAGTTGCAAATGGGGTTATGCATTTCTGTGAAAATACATCATTTCTTAAGAGTGCAGGTTGTATAGAAGCGACTCTACTAAAAAACGCAATAATAGTATTTGTAATTAAATCTAAAAACCTACTAAGTTTAGAATTGACATTATTTAATTTACATCCGGAAGAGGAGGAAGGCGTGGTCCCTAAATATGCACATTTGCCGTCAAATATCTCGGGATTAAATCCTTCTGACGTTGATGTACCTGGCCCGTAGGCAAATTTAATAATTTGTGTTAAAGATGTACAGAATTCGATAATACTATCCTCATTATAATCAGCCTGTTTATATAGCTCACCAAGAATACTAATGAGTCTAGCCGATTTAGTTACGGCTGGTCTAGAACCAACCACTGGCACAAGAAAAGGGAAGTCTTCCTCTCCGAAATTATCCAATAAATCGGCCTTCAGTGCTCTTTCAGCTGCCATGTTATAGTTTATAACATATTATAATTATCGTAGCCAATGCGGCAGTCAGACGAATTTAGCAAAGAGCCCTAAACCGCAATAAAGGCAGCATCAATAATTATTCAAAAAACAAAACTATATTAGTATTGTAGAATGAATCAGAACGACGAGTATCCGGGAGCCATAGTTCTGTCTGGAGCCTTATTAAATTATTGGAAAAAACATAGTGCCCTCATCGAAGTATTATCGCCGCGCGAGGCCGTCGCACACGGCGTAGCCCGCGGGCGGCGGGGGCGGGCCGGGGGGGGCGGGCGCGGGAAGCAGGAATTATACTGCCAAGAAAAATACAGTCAAGAATAATAATAATTATGGCAGAAATTACAGCAATAATTATAATAATAACTATACCTCTAAGAAAAATAAGTACAATACAAATCTTGACAATAATGACACCGATAAAAGGCCTTACGCAAAGCGCTTACAGGCCAGTAAGTATCGCCGAACGCAGAAGAATTAAGAGTAGTCTAATCAAAAAGATCAGTTTATTATTATTAGACCCTTGATCATTATATTCAGCCTGTTTATTATCGCAGCCAATGCGGCACTCCACGACGAGTATAGATTAGAATACCCTTGTCGCGCTTCGCTCCAGAATAGTAACGCCTATACGACGCTACCGAGTCTCCGCACTTGTACTGATCGGGCATCGCCAGAAACGGCTCAATCCATCCATTATCCAATAGGAGTGGAGGATAGTTAGAGTACAGCCACTGAATATGAGGTCCGCACGCGTGCTCACGGTCCTCATAACGGAACTTGTACTCTCGTAGCAACTCGACGCCGAGTTCTGCGAGCCACCGATAACTCGTCAGAGAAGTGCGCAACCACTTCGAGCACGGATGATTCATATGTGACTTGCGATAGCCGCGGGAGCCAGAACTGGCCACAACGGGTGCCCCCATAGAAGCAAGGTCAGAGCCTAGCATATGATGGCAGGTATAGAGAAGTTGGCAGGTTTCCAGTAGCATTTTGACAACATGTTTGTCACAGTGCCAGCGCGCGCAGCGACGGGGGTTTGTATGGAGAAAGAAGATGTTCATTTTCGACAAACTCTTACTATACAAAGAGTTATTCAATTTTAGTATACCTGATAGAAGTGAATCGGGTGCGTCGTCCATGTAGTCTCAATCAAAACAGTGTTCAGATAGCGTGAAATCCGTAGAAAATCTAGAGCCACGGGTGTTCGATAGGTAATATAAAGTCCTTCAAATTCGAGTGCAATCTTGGATTCCAGTCTCTCGGCAACCCCGTCCTCCAAACAGAGATTATCGGCGTGAAGCACAGTATAAGGGCGTAGATTCTCGGAAAGAAAGTCGCCCTGCCAAATTCGTACATCACGCACAGCCTGTGCCACACGATGTTCACTAATTTCTACACCTTCCCATGTTGAATCAGGAAGTTTCTGTTCAAGATGGTAAATAAGTTCGCCGTCCCCGCATCCCAAATCAAAACCGTGTACTGATTCAGAATCCATATAAGATTGAATAGTTTTTACCATAGTCTTAAGACCCTTCTTGGTTAAAGAACCATATGTTAGATTCTGTAGACCACAGGATACAATTTCAGATGGAGGGAGGGTAAAGAGAGCAGGATTTAGTAGCATTTGTTATAGATAAAAATATTAAATAAGACCTCAATTTTAAGGCTACAACATATAAGCACTTTAAGAAAACTTACTTTAGTAAAGAATAAGATGCCGCACGAAACTCTTTTATCCAATGTTATTGGATTTGTTGATGCCGAAAAGGTAACTGGAGATACCTATGTAGCAGCGGGCTGGGCATATGAATCGAAAGAAGGATTGACGCGCCCCTTTCGTCTATTAAGTAATAACCAGATTTATCCTGTAGTCCGCGTTGAAAGAGAAGATGTGGGTAGATATTTTAATACACAGTCTATAATTAATTGCGGCTGGACAATAAATGCCAAGACCGTATACCAGGGTGAATTACAAATGTTTTTGGATTCTAAATGGGTGACTATTTTTATGCTGAATCAATCTGGATTGAAGGCGCCTGCTTCTGCGACACCACCTGTCCCTGCTCCTGCTCCTGCTCCTGCCCCTGCTCCTGCCCCTGCTCCTGCCCCTGCTCCTGCTCCTGCTCCTGCTGCTGCTCCTGCCCCTGCTCCTGTTCCTGCCCCTGCTCCTGCCCCTGCTCCTGCCCCTGCTCCTGCCCCTGCTCCTGTTCCTGCCCCTGCCCCTGCGACACCATCCGTCCCCGCCCCTGCTCCTGCAGCAGGAACCCAGACAAATGTAACAAATAGTATTCCCACCTCCATAGTTATAGATAATTTTTATGAGAACCCTGATTTTGTTAGAAATTTCGCACTAACATGTAATTTCCAGGATCATCCCAATTATCACAAGGGAAAGAGAACAGACCAATGCTATCGTTTCGCTGGACTAAAAGAGCGATTTGAAAAACTCGTGGGGCGAAAGATTGTAAACTGGGAGAAATACGGTACAAATGGCTGCTTCCAATTCTGTATCGGCGGTGACCAGTTGGTCTATCATCACGACGGACAGCAGTACGCAGGAGTCCTCTATCTAACACCTGATGCTCCTCCTCAGGCAGGAACGAATCTGTACCGTTCAAAATATACCAAGAAGATGAAGGTCTCTGGAGCCGAACACGGACAGGTTTTTAAGAATGGCTACCTTGATAGCACCGAGTTTGACCTTGTTGACGTAGTGGGTAACGTTTACAACAGACTTGTTCTTTTTGACGCGCAGGTTATCCATGCGGCCTCCACGTACTTTGGTACAACGAAAGAAAACGGCCGGTTGTTCCAACTCTTTTTCTTTGATTTAGAGTAAATATTTTATGCTTTGTGACCTATGCTTTACGAGTACTACGACATTTGAATGTCGCATTACGCTTAAAACCAGGTTTACATCCTAAAACGCAGCGACGTGTCTTCGGATTATAGTTCGGCTTTGCGGCAGGGCAGCCGAGACCAGGCCCAGCGACAGCCTTGGGCACCGCCTTACACTTAAACGTCGCATTGCGCGCATAACCAGGTCTACATACCTTAATACAGCGCCCAGTCTTCGGATTCCTCTCCTGACCCACGCCACATGGTAACTGTGCAACAATAATAGGGGCAGCCTTCGGCAGAGCCTTACACTTAAAGGTGGCATTACGCGCAAAACCAGGTTTACAGACCTTGACGCAACGACCCGTCTTCGGATTCTTTTCAAGGCCCGCAGCGCAAGGTTTCGGTACTGGAACAGGAAAGGCCTTGACTTTCGGTACAGCCTTACACTTAAATGTTGCATTTCGCGCAAATCCTGGTTTACAGACCTTGACGCAACGACCTGTCTTGGGGTTCCTTTCTAGACCCGCCGCACACGCTTTGACTTTGACCGTCTTCGCTTTGACAGCAATCTTCTTTCTAATGGCCTTGCCTACACCTTTTACATAAGGAGCCGCGGTATACGCCAAATGGGGTGTGATGTCCTGACCCCGCATAAATGCACTGATTACCGCACCGACGACTTCAGGGGTACCATTGGGATTAACAATTTTATCATCGTTCAGAAAACCGTAAGTATTTCTCCATTCCTTCATTCCGCGACATTTATTCCACATATAACAGGTCTTGCCTTTGATAGGAAATGTCAGAAGTGCTTTATAAACGTCTTGTAAGGCAACCGTCGCGGGCTGATATTTGTATAATTCGTATATATATTGCGTTAAATCGCGCCCCTCTAGACTACAGTATCTGAATGACATTCCGCCACCCGTCGCCACATTCTTACCAATCTGTAGACACGAAAAGCCGAAATCGATTAGGCGAGTCTGTATATTTCCCTGTGCATCACGAACGTACATACAATTATCCGTTTTGAAATCGCGGTGATTAAACTTAATGAGATGCCATAAGTCTTTCATGATAACGCATATCTGCGAAAGCAATTTCGTCGTAACCGAAGTCAACTCAACTGGATGGTCTTTGCGACTTCTAATAACAGACATGGTCGTCGCGCGCATCTTTTCGCTAAAAATATAGCACGTCTTTGTTATTGGATCCCAGGCTATTTCATAAAGATAGGGAGCGTACGGTCCAACAAGGCCCGCCTCTGGCCTGACCAGTCCTTTGGTATACTCTACAATCAATATTTGAATGATAGATTCTTGCACTAGTGACCGAACACTAGACCCGTTAATAATTTTCATAACAATGTCGGGTCCGCCGGTACTACGCTTACATTCGTAGACTTGACCGTATGTACCACCGCCCATAAAGATACCCTTCGTATATACTGTACCCCCGCTAGAAGTGTAGGTAGCATTGTCATCAGTTGTTATTGTATTTAATCGTGTCTCAACATCAAACGGTACCGCTAATCCATGGTCTTTACTGGAATCCAAAGACCAATTAAAACCATATGGTTTTAAATTAATAGGCTTCGTTGTCATCGAAGTCATCCACCCTAATTTGACCACATAAAAAACCGGGACTATAGAAGGGATGGAAGATTCGGACAAGCATGTACGATATCTTAAATCGTACAAACCGAATGACCATTTTTGGGGAATCGGTATCGAAAATGAAACATACCTTGAATTTTCCTATAAATTAGAGCGCAGCCCACAGCATATTTATACATGTCATAAGGCCGAACGCTATAGTGTGGATTATTTTGCCGGATTAGACCCCGAATACAAACAACTTATTAAATATCTTTTTCCACCCAACGAGAGCATCTACAGGCTTCCAATTTACTTTAACGCACACTCACTACAAAAAACCGATATTTCGGGCAATCATATAACGACGTACGAAAAGTCTCCTAAGCCAAATCCACTCTTTATGGGGAAAACCGTACATGAAATTCTATGTCAGGCGGAACCGAAGGTCTTTAAAGACAAGTACAAAATTAATTATATGTTTGATGGCGATACCGTAGAATTTATGACGCAAAAATTCTACAATACAACGGTTAAAAAGTGTATAGATGAATTGAAATCAGAGAAGCAACAATTTTTGAAAGCACTAAATCGAGTATTTAAAAAACACAAAGTAATGCGAAATCTCGGCCCTCTTCGCTATCCAGTGCGAAACGAACCCTTTGTTACTTTTTTAACAAACATAAACAACGTTGCGACGTTTAATAATGGGACGTATCATATTAATTTGACGATGCCAACGCTTTTGGACGAGAATCTACAGCCGGCAAATAAGGCAAACTTTGTCGCAAAACACAAAGCAGCGATACGCTATATCCAATATCTGGAACCGCTCATAATAAGTTTATACGGAACACCAGACCCTTTCAGCGCCGTTTCGCCGAAATTTAGCCGCGCAAGTCAGCGTGTGGCCGCCAGCCGATACATTAGTATAGGAACCTATGATACTGATACAATGCTTACCGGCAAAGTTCTCCAATTACCAATTAACG